ATCGCCGACCAGATATTGGCGACAGGACGTGCCGAGAAGCGCCAGCACGGAGGACTGTTCGGGATCCGGATCGACCAGTCCAATGTTTATGTAGCCCAGATGTTCACTCCCCGCAACTCCTGGGGATTCTCCATGGATCGCGACTACAGCACAAAGCCATCCAACCTGGTAGTCAAGTTCATCAATAAGGATCTGGATTACGTGGAGGTCGAGCGGACGATCTCTTTCACTTCGGAAGGATCCATCGTATACGACACGCCTCAAGATGGACCGACTGAAGAGATATCGATTCCGCTGGTCACCGACGCGACCCAAGTCTCAAAGCTTGCGGCGTATGTCTTGATGGCACTGCATGCCAGGGTCCGCAGCTATTCCTGGAATGCCGATATCGAAGGCTTGCTATGCGTTCCCGGGGATGTGGTATTGATCGCAAACGACGGAGTATTCTTCGGATTGGGCGAAGGCAGGATCACAACCATCTCCCGCGATGTCGCAGGTTTGACCACAAGGGTAAAGCTCGATACTCCTGTGACCATGGAGGTCGGACAGACTTATGGATTGGAAATCAGGACATCTGTGGGCATTGTTAAATGCCAGGTAAACAACACGGGAAAGACCACAAAATGGCTGACACTGACCGAGTCTCTCGATCATCCACTCGAAGAGGGTGCCCTTGCAGCCTTCGGTCTCCTGGATACGGTGACACACAAGGTTCTGATCGAGAAGATACAACCTGACGGACTGAGGCATTGCAAGATCAGTGCCGTCGATTATGCCGAAGAGATATACTCTGCAGAGGGAATCATTCCGCCATACAATTCCGGAGTTTCCCGGTACCGCGAAGGTCTGGTATCTCCCGGTACCGGCGTACGCCAACCTGTGGGGATCCTCCCGCCTCCGGGCAGACCCGGATTGACAGGTGAGGATGCGAAGACCATCTTATTGAGCTCGACATCCACAACGATCACCAAGTCCAGCAGGGGCGTGATCAGGAGCGGAAACATCGTAGTCTCGGCACTCATGCAGCACCTTCCTTTGCCTGAGACAGGGTTGACTTGGGAAGTCGTTCCTGCCGGGGCTGTAACCCTCGAGAACCCTTCAAGCGGGGATCCGTTCAGCAAGATCGTGAATGTCGGATCCCTTCAGGCGGGACTCGAATCAGTGCGTATCGATTGCTCGGTTGAATTCGAGGACTCAGTCTACAAGGATTCCGCGGGGATTGTTGTTGTAAAGGATGGACTACCCGCCCCGAAATATCTGGGGTCGCTGGTGGAATTGCCGACCGAATACAATGGAGAGCCCTTGATCGACGGAGATTTCTTTCTCTATGTAGGTCAGGATGGTGGTATCCCAGGGTATCTTAGGGGCCATTATTATGAACTGGCATCTGGATCCTGGATAGATGAAACCGATGCGCATGTCACATCGGAAGGTCTCCACGATGCGTTGAAGATCGCTGAGGACGAACCGACATTTTTTGCCGCATCGGTCTATACGCAGACCCTTGGGGCCAACCGGATCGTTATGTCCAAGGATGGTGAGATAGGGTCAGAGGACTTTGCTGTCGATGAGTCGGGAAAACCAATCAGTGGCTACAAACTCGACAACCCTGTCGTTGGCACAGGGCGAAAAGGACGCCTCAGGGCACATGGAGGGGTACTCGTTGATGTGACTGTGCACGGAAACCTTATCCATCCTGCTCTCGAAACCCGCAATACTGTCCAGATAGGCGGTCCGACAATCTTTGCACAAATGTCCAAATGGAACAGGGCCCTCTTTTTCAGTGCCCTGAACATCACGGAAAATACCCCTACCTTCCAACCGATCGCGTTGTCCGTTGGAGGAACCAGTTATCTGTCTGCGAAGAAGATTATTGCCTCTGACTACGAGACCAACCTGCAGGTGGCGACCACATACAATTCAACTAGCCAGGCGACGAACAATATCTACCACACCTCTCCCGCACAGGGTAAGATGCGGTTCAACGGAACGCTCTCTCCCGAATATTACACATGGACGACATTCGAGCAGGTTTGGGTTCCGACTGTTCCTTACGATCCCTTGAATCCAGGATATTGGGAGGGGCAATGGGTACAGCACTCGGCGATATCCCCGGTGAGGATCAGGGTTTATATCGACGGGATACTCAAGTACGACAAGACAGCGAACAGCTCTGCCTATACATACAACGTGATATACGACGTGCAGAAAGGGTCCTCCATCCATGTGCAGATCGACAGGTATGAGAAATACCAATACGGGACAATCGGGGGATCGGCAACCCTTACGATCAATTGGCGGGCATTGCAGAATACCATCCTGCTGTACAACGACACACTGGACTGGGATGTCGTACCCAATACGGACTATCTGACAGAGGCGCATTTCGTCCTTACATCGCCTTCCAGTTTCGACTCCGACGACCATCTGGAGTACGCACTCGCCAACACTTTCATAGATGTGATCTCCGCATTGCCGGAAGGGGTGTTGATCCCTGTCGACTATTCGATCGTCACTGATGCTGGGAGTCCTGATTATGGATTGCCAGTCAGCAGGATATCCTATGGGCTGAAAGTCGATGAAGCAATCCACGCGGTGATGAATGATGGAGCCGGTGCCCGTGTCTATTATTCCGACAACTCTTTCGATTCATTCATCGCTGGCTCTTCGGTCGATGGGACCTCATTCGTGGGTTGGTATATCGCCGAGGCACAATTCGTATTGGTCGAGACCGAGGCGGTTTTGATAGGAAACCTCGTGCCAAAGAACGGTTCGATTGATATCGGTGAACCCGACCATCCCATCCGTTCGGAATACGTGACCAACATGTATATGGAGTCTTTGCACGTAGGCGGTATGGAAGGATTTGCCTGCAGGGCGTGGGTGAACTTCAACAACGGATCGATACGGGCAGGTGCAGGAGTTTCTGCTATAACCAGGATCTACACAGGTGTCTACAGGATACACTTTTCCCCTCCTATGCCAGATACGAATTACGCTCTTGCTGCTATTGCTCGGGATGTGAACACAAACGATAACAACGTCTCTGTTGCATATAGGTTTGATGATACCAAGACGGTCGATTATGTGGACATCACGGTTTCGGTCAATGGCTACTACGACAGCTCAGAAGTGAATGTCTTGGTAATAAGGTGAATATGATGATCATTTATAAGAATCCGGACGACAGTATCGTGATGACTTTTCCAGCCCGCCAGTTTGTGGATGTCTATGGCGAGTTTTCGGTAGCAACAAGAATCACTCCTAAAGGACTACCTTTCTGGCTCGTGGAAGATTCGACCATACCGCAAGACATGACTTTCAGTGAAGCATGGGAAGTTCCGGCATCCTTTGGCGATCCAGATGGGTATGGCTCTGCTTCCTCTAGTTTTGCGGATATTAGCGAGAAAGAAGGACATGCAGGAATGAGTAGAAGAAGTTTTACGCCACAGATAAACCAAATCAAGGCAGTGGTGATTGCTCAAAAATGGATTAGGAGTTGGAGAGAACACTGGTTCGCTGAGAATGATATCGATCTCCAAAATGCCATGGCCGATGGTGCCGATATCACACCATTTGTCAATCGCCGTAATTGGCTCAGGAATCTGCCGCAACAATGCGAGGGTAAGACGATCGAGGAATTAAATGATTTGCTGACTGATCTTCGGATAGGAAGAATTTGGGATTTGGAGGATGATTATGAAAACAGTTGAAATCACTGAAAAGACAATCGATACAGCGGGTATAAAAAAGCTCATGGTGGTGGGAGATGCTTGCGATACCATCAGGTTCCACCTGCCTGCTGTTTACAATGGGTTTAACTTGAGTGCGGCGACATGGCAGTGCAGGTATGAACTCTCCGATGGTACTGGAGATATTGATATCCTGACCGTAACTGCGGATGGAGACCAGCTATTTATTGACTGGACACCAAAGGGCGCTGCCACCAGTCGTAGTGGCAGGATGTACATCCAGGTAAGGGCACTCATAGGAGAAGTCGTCTGGCAATCCGTGCCAGTCTCTATCTATATCGAACAGACTTTGAATCCTGCGACTCTGGACTTCACTCCTACCGTTCTCGACCAATATCTCGCCAGTTATACATCCATCAAGGCCGAAGCGGAAGCGGCTGCGGCTTTGGCGGAAACTCATCGGGAAGCAGCTGAGTTTGCCCAGACTGCTGCAGAGGCGGCAGCTGCAAGTGTACAGATATCTTCGTACTACGGCTTGCGTCGTCGGAGCGATGGAGTATTGTCCAGGACTGGGGCGGCTGCGACGATGACTTCGGCGCGGAGCAACGGGTCGTTCAATCCTACGGTCAGCGATTTCCTGAAAGTACGGCCATGGTCGGATATCCGCCTTTGCCTGGTGGACAAGGTGAAGAATGTGTTGGCAATACAGGGCGACGATAATTTCTCAGCCATGGCGATCGAGAAGAATCCTGACGGATCCTCCAAGTACAATGTCGGGTCGATGTTCTTTCCTTTTTATATGAGGATATGGAGCGGCACAGACGGCGAGGGATTCGCGTTCAAGGAATGGGACGTCTCGGCGGTGAAGCTCCCTGGATACAATATCGCTCCGGCCTTCCAGAGGGAAGACGGAACCATCCGGCCCTATATCGTGATCCTCTCGTATAAGACCGGAATGGACAAGGATGGCAAGGTGTGTTCGAAACCCGACACGGTTCCATTGACTGTCACCTCGACACTCGCATTCGACACACACTACGCCTCACTAGATGTCGATACCGGATGGATTGGCGGGCATTTCACTACGACCGACGTATGGAGAATTTTGCTCATCATAGAGTTCGGATCCTTCGATATACAGGCGGCGGTTGGCCAGGGTATCAGTTCGTCGATGCCTTATTCATCCTCGGCATCATACCAGTTGACTGCAGCGACGACAGGGGGAAACTCGGTGACGATCGCGAGTAGCGGGCAGCCTTTCCAGGTGGGAATGGATGTACAGATCGGCAGCTCGTATTCGAACAACACATACGCGGCGAACCGAAAGATAGTGGAGATAGACACGGCAAGCGTTCCGGGATCCATGATCATCACTGTGGATGGAGCAGCCTTCAGCGCTCCTGTCGGAGGATGGATCGTCACTTGGGGACAATCGGATTCAATCGACAATCTCCTACAGATCGGCACCGGATGCGGATGGATATCGCAATGGGGAGCTGAGGCAAGGTCCCATGTCTACGTTTACGGATTGGTGGATCCGTACGCGAACGTCTTCGAGGTCGAGCGGGGAAAGATGCGGAAGGCCAAGCACTTCTTCGTCAACTTCAACCCGCTTACATCGGCAGGCGTCTCAGATCCTGAAGTTGCCGGATATGTAGACTGCGGTGAATTCAGTACCGGTGCGGCGACTTATGGATGGATATCGGACTTTAAGATCGTCACGCTCGGTCTCAGACAGATGCAGCTGGTGAGCGCTGTCGGCGGCAACTCGATTGGCGATGTCATCTACTACGCTGACGATGCAAGAACTGGGACGTACGTTTGTTTCCGTGGTGGTAGCTGGTACTACGGCTCGAATGGCGGTCCGTTCTGCGAGGTCTGGAGCAGCAGTCCGTCCTACGCGCACTTCTACAGGGGCGACCGCGGCATCATATTGGAGCCTGTATTGCAGGCGGCTTAGGTCGCAGGGGTGCAGGGGGCTGCGCAAGCCCTCTGCTTCCTGCGGAGCAGGATTTTTAAAAATTGGAAAATTGGGATATGCAGGTGGTTGCTTCGTTGTTTCCGTGGTGGTAACTGGAACAACGGCTCGAATAACGGTCCGTTCTACGAGAACTGGAACAACAGTCCGTCCAACGCGAACATCAACAGGGGCGACCGCGACATCCTTACGATAAAAATCTGCATATCCCTGCCGAAAGGCGGAATAGCATACCATAGTCTGGCGAGTAGGCATCGTGCCGAAAATAGCTGGCGAGTGCATAAGGATGCTTTATGGGTAGCAACACGAAACTTTGGAATGTGACGATCGATGATGTTTGCAGTCATGAAACTGCTTTGGCTGCGAGGCATGTCTGTTTCAAGAACCAGAGGAGTAGCAGAGGTAAGGAGTTCTATAAGGATGACGTGAATCTATTTGCCCTGGCAGACAGCCTGCGTTCGGGAGATTTGGAACACCAGGGCGTGAGGACTTTTGTCCATGTCGACAAGTATTCCGGTAAGAGCCGTAATATAAATGTTCCATCCGTACGCGACAAATTGATCATGCACATGCTCATCGTTTCGATGAAGCCTTATATGATTGGTTTTTACGAAACAGTTGGTACTGGAGAGAATGCGAAGGTTATCCACCATGATGGATATTTGATCAGACACACCATCGCATCGATTGAAAAGCGCGGGATAGAATTCGGCAGGAAATGCCTGAAACACTGGGCAAGAATTGGTGGTAGTTCGGTAAAATACGTGGTGAAGTGGGATCTTAAAAAGTACTACGATTCTGTCGATATCATCGCCTTCATCAGGTGGCTGAAGCGTAGGATAAAGGACAAGAGGGTAATCCAACTTTGGTGGGTATTTCTCTACCGCAGGCGAGTTGGGCTAGTGATAGGCTCCCCACTTTCTCAATGGGCGGCCAATATGATATTCGGGCCGATCGGCCATTGGATTACCGAGAATCCGAAGACGTCACATCACCTACAATATATGGACGATGGGGTGGCGTTCTTCGCTTCGAAGCGGAAAGCCGAAAAGTTCGCTTTGGAGTTAAAGGAGCAATGCGCATTGCACGGGCTGACCATAAAGCATGACGGATCCGGAGCTCTGCGGGTATGGAGGTGGAAAGATGCTCCGATCGACATGTTGGGATACAAGACCTATCGGTCCGGCTTCCAGGAATTGCGGGGCGGCATTTACCTTTCGATTATAAGACAACTCGGCAGGATCGAGACCAAGGGAAGACCTAGCCGACGCCAGGCTAGAAGTGTCTTAAGTAGGAAAGGGCTTGTTCAGCACTCGAACTGCGGCAGGCTATATTCGAGAATTTTAACAGATATTAGAAGATACAACATAAAGGAGATCGCGAATGAAAATCACCATGCAAACTTATCGGCCCTTTGAGATCAACAAGCTCGCCGAAGGCGTCTACACAGTCACCATTTTTGGAAATCCGGTCGCTGTTTCACGATTCGAAGATGATGGAACGGAACGCCTCGAACACGAAGTGGAAGTTTTTCATACAGACAAGCTTCCGGTCAGCTCGCTCGAGGAAGCCGAGGCCTTCGTTCAGGACAACTTCCAATCAATTCTGACGGATCTGATTGTCGACAGGAACTTTCATCAAAAGCTCAAACAGCAAGAGGAGGCAAGTCAGTATCTTCGGAGCACTGATTACCGGACGCTTAAGGCTGTTCGGGAACTACCTGAAGTTCAGGCAAAACTGGAGGAGCTGTACCCGGGTGAGATGGAGAGAAATAGAAAGGCTGCAGAAGTTGCTGGCGGAAAACTATGATTAGAGGCGACCATATCATTCATGCGATCGTCAGCTTCGCTATTTTCGTGATTTTTCTGGCGGCCGCGCAATGGAGACTTTGGTGGGCCATGGTTGCGGCTTCGTTGGCTGCGCTTTTCGGCATCGGCAAGGAGGTCCACGACATCGGGAAGACTGGCTTCGATTGGACTGATATCGCGGCTGATCTGGCTGGCATCGGATTCGCCTTGGTGTGCTGGGGGATAATGATGGTAAGTCGTCTTCTATTTCGCAATCCTGTTTTATGAAATAGCGAAATTGCGAAACGTCTGGTTTAAACAGGTGTTAAACAATTGGTCAAAACATGCCCTCAAGGCGTTTATTTCCCGTTTACTGGATTTTAAACATTTCCATCCGGTAAACGGGTTTCCTATGATTTTACTTCAGGTTTATCCATTATTGCGAAATCCTGTCATAGTTTATTGGACAAACCA